ATTTCAGAAAAGTGTCACACAAAGTGTCACACATTTATGTATCGTTGTGTCCCGTTATGTCATCATCAAAGCACCAGGTTCAAATCCGCTGCGTTAATTAGACATTACGCTCGTCCTCTAAATAACTGTCTGAATTTCAAGCTACTCGCTCGTAACTAACTGTATATAAGCAACAAAGAGGATACTACCGAAGTAGAATCCTCTTTGACGTTGTTTTGTTCCGATGTGACCCGCATGGGGTCACAAAGTGATTCCGTTGGGGTCACGATTTTTATTTTAAGTATCACAAGATTCTTTGGAGAAAAACGCTCAATATACCTTGCTATATCCCTAAAAATCAACAACTTGCAAACCTACGACTTCCTTTCTTGAATTTAAACTAAGGTGTGAGCAGGAAGCGTGTAACACCCGTGTAACACCATGTGTAACACCTTGCCAAAACGTGTAACACCACAACTTAAATTCAGCAGTTAGTTCACCACTAAAAAAGAGAATTTTCGAGGTTCATAAACACTTTAAAAGATCACTTTTTTCACAACTAAACAAATACCCGTTGTACCATTCTGTATCGCTGTGATGTGTTAAATAGTAAATAAATAAACACTCTTATTTCGGATTATTTTTACTTTTTCAAAGATAACAACCTAACTTTGCCGACAGTTAAACATCGGAAAAGCTGACTGATGAAAAAAGCCTAAGGACGAAATTTGTCGTGATAGATACTTCTAAATAACATTACAAAGATACGAATTTTTCTTGAAAAAAAGAAGAAGATTTCCTATTTTAACACTCAATGTTTACGGCTGTACCCGACAATTCAACCTTAGTAAGACTAGTGATCAATAACTTAAAAACAAGAAACACATGACTGCAACATTCATCGAGTCACCAACACACCTGACGAACTGGCTAAACAGCATAAAGGAAGGCGATATAAGATACGCCAATATTCCACGAAGAAGAGTCGTGTCCCTGCGAAGCACCATTTGCGGTTTCAACAACACACGCGGAATGGACAGAAACATTTTTGTCCACCTGCATTACTGTTGGGAAAAAGAAATTGCCGTAGTTGTAGCAGAGGCAAGAGAGGAAGTTGAATCAAATAAAAATACAGCTTATGAGTACACATGGAGAGAAAGCATCAACAAGGATTACCGTTGACGAACTGAAGCAGATGATTATAGACACAGAAGAAACTGTCTGGTCTGTAGCACAACTCGCCGCACACATCGGCTCAACACCCCAAGCGATCAGAAAGAGAATTATCAGAGGTGCCATCCCTGCACACAAGGAAGGACACTCATGGTACATTCTAAAAAGCGAGTACATCAAAAACCTAAGAGCTAAATAAGCACTTCTGAATAACAACACTTTTTTCCCTGCCACTCCGCTGTGAAGCGAATAGTGGCAGGGCTTTTAACCTGCACATTATGATACGACAAGAAATCATTGACACCATATCGGACCGCACAGACATCGTGCAAGTCATCGCCCAGCACGTACAGCTGAAGAAGTCAGGCATACGCTATGTCGGATGCTGCCCATTCCATCAGGAGAAGACACCATCCTTTTACGTCTTCCCCCACACCGGCACGTTCAAGTGTTTTGGGTGCGGAGAAGGAGGCGACGCAATACACTTCATCGAAAAGGCGGAGAACAAGACTTTTGTCGAAGCAGTCCGCACCCTGGCACAAAAAGCCAACGTCCAGATCGAGGAGCAGGAAGAGTCAGTTGAGGAAAAGCAGAAACGAATGCACCGCGAAGCTCTATGGATCACAAACAAGCAGGTCGCCGACTTCTACCGCAAGCAGTTCCTCGACTCTAAGGAGGCGCAGGAATACGCTTACAGACGATGGGGCAAGGAATACTGCACCATGCAGGAGATAGGCTATGCACCAAAGGACGGACACGCACTGCAGCAGCTTCCAGTTAAGGCGGAGTTTCTGAAGGAACTGGGTTTGCTCAACCGTGGTGGATATGACTTATACCAAAACCGCGTCGTAATACAGATACATGACCGTTTCGGGCACGTAATAGGATTCACGGCACGCTGCATGGACGATCAGCAACCAAAATACCTGAACAGCTCCGAATCCGACATCTTCCACAAGTCATACGTGCTGTTCGGCATCGAGGATGCGTGGAAGACAGCAGCTAAGCAGGATAAGATGTTTCTCGTAGAGGGTGCGCCGGACTGTATGCGACTCCAGTCTATCGGAATACACAACACCGTGGCAGCGCTTGGATCGGCGTGGAACGACAGCCATTTCTCAACAATCAAGCGAGTCACGAACAAGGTGTGTTTCCTCCCGGATGCCGACCCGCCGAAGAAGGGCGAAACGCATGGGCATGGAGTCCAGGTTGTGATGGAGGCAGGTACAAACGCCATGGAATACGGCTTGACGGTCAGCGTCAAAGAGATACCGGACACGGAGGAGAACGTCAAGCAGGATCCTGACTCGTTCTTCAAGAACACCAACATATTTAACGCCACAGAAGAAGTCGATTTTATTCTCTGGATGGCGGACAAACTATTCCCTCACACCACCACTACGGAGGAACAACGCGAGGCGATAAAGGAAATAGCTTACCTTCTCTCACTCATTGATGACGAGACGGGAGTTTCCATGTACATCGGCAAATTCACCAAATACTACCAAGGCAAACGGCTGTGGCTGAAAGCGGTAGACGAGGAACGAAAGAAGCGTGAGCAGGAGACGAAGAAAAACCAGGACAAGGAGGAAAACGACCTGAACCGCAAATACGGTTTTTACGTAGACCACGGATGCTACATGTCCATAACGGAGAAAGGCAGTGTCTATGAGTGGTCGAACTTCACTATGCTTCCGCTTTTCCACATCAAGGACAACGTTAATCCGAAGCGACTCTACAAAATCAAAAACTGCATGAACTGCGAGGAAATAGTGGAACTGAAGCAGGAGGATCTGATCTCAATTTCTAAGTTCAAGCAGAAGGTCGAGGGTTTAGGCAACTATATCTGGAAAGCTACTGAAAGGGAGCTGACGAAGCTGAAATCCTACCTTTATGAAAAAACGGAGACGGCTACGGAGATAACGCAGATGGGATGGCAACGAGCCGGATTCTACGCTTTTGGCAATGGTGTTTTCCACGACTGCCATTTCATCCCAGCTGATGAATTTGGCATAGTAAGGCTGAAGGATAAGGGAAACTTCTATCTGCCATCCAGCTCGTCCATATACAAGAACGACCCGAAACTGTTTACTTTTGAGAAGCAGTTCGTGCATCTCAATCTTTCTTCGGTTACTCTGAAGGAGTTTACAGAACAGCTGTTCAAGGTGTATGGGGACAACGGACGTGTGGGCTTCTGTTTCTATCTCGCCACGCTCTTCCGCGACGTGGTGACTTCTACTTCTGCCAACCATTGGTTCCCGATTCTCAACCTTTTCGGTCCTAAGGGCAGCGGCAAGTCGGAGCTTGGCCACACGCTGCTCTCGCTATTCACAATAGCGTACACGGCGCCGAACATACAGAACTCCACGCCATCAGCATTGAACGACACGGTGGCGGCATCAGCCAACGCACTCGCTCACATCGACGAGTACAAGAACGACTTGGACGTGAAGATCATCGAGTTCCTGAAGGGTCTATGGGACGGCACCGGACGAACACGAATGAACATGGATCTTGACAAGAAGAAGGAGACGACTGCCGTGGATGCCGGAATCATCCTATCCGGACAAGAGATGCCGACTGCGGACATCGCTCTCTTCACCCGTATCATCTTCCTGCAATTCCCACGAAGCGAGTTTTCTGACAAAGAAAAGCAGAACTACAAGAAGTTGCTCGATATGCGTTCGTTGGGCTTGACACACCTGACGATAGAGCTGCTGAAGCAGCGCAGACACTTTGAACAGGCGTGGTCTACGGCGTTCAAAGAGACGCAGACGAATGTCGGCAACGCGCTCGGAGATGCTAAAGGTGAGGACAGAATCATGAACAACTGGTGCGTGCCATTGGCGGCATTAAGAGTTCTGCAGAGCTGCATCCCCAACCTATCATACGATGATATGCTGCGCGTCATTGTGGACGGAATACGAAAACAGAACGCTGAGTGTAAGACCAACGGAGAACTGGGTGGATTCTGGAATACGGTGCAGTATCTCGTCAGCGACGGGGAACTGATTGACGGAGGCGACTTCTTCATACGTTTCCTGAACCATCTGAAGACGGATGTGGCGGATGTTACTTGGACGGAGCGCCGACCGGTGCTTTTCCTGCAGAAGACGCGTGTCTTCAACCTTTACCGCAAGGAGGGTAGACAGACGAATGACAAGGTGCTGCCTACTGACGCGCTGCGCTATTATCTACAGAACAGCACGGCTTACCTCGGCGAGAAGGTGGCACGCTTCGATGTCTACAAGAAAGGCTATCCAGTATATGACACGACAAAGTCGGCGCCTAACAAGCAGCCGACCAGGGTGACTTCTGCACAGCGAGCATATTGCTTTGCATATGACCGACTGGTGCAGATCTTCGCCATATCGCTAGGCGACCCCTACGATGACTCGGAGAATCCATTCTAAGCCCTTTATAATCGTTTTACTTTTTTTACTCTTTTACTCTTAAAAGCGGTAGCTTACTACGAACGTATTTCTTTTTATTTTGGTATCATAATAGGTGGACTGCCGGGGCGATTGGTTCGTCTCGGCGGTTTTCTTTTGCTGAACACTTAGCCATCCTCGAAGATATTGTCCGGAAAGAGGTACTGTGCACGCTTTGTAATCTACCTACCTACATACATACTTGCAGCCCATTATACGCTCCAAATACCAATAAAGATGTATTCTTTGAAGATGTCAGGCGAAATCACAATCCTTTTTGCCCATATCTCATAATTCAGAGGAAAAATGCTGTAACATCTGTAACATAATGTAACATGCTGATTGTTATAAGATTTAGGTGGGCGTTTATCTTGTAATTTATTGTAACTTCTTGTAACATTTCTCTATTCTTAATACCAAAAGGAAAGCTATACTGATAGTCCTTCTTATATGATTAGGTATTCCAGTGCCTCCATGTCAGCGGTTTCTTGCATTATGAAACTGCGGTCTCGTAAGGTCATCATGTTTCCGGAGAACCTGCCTGGCACCAGTGAGCCTTTCACCATTGACTTCTTCTGATGTAGTGCCGCATGGCTGCTCACCCTACGATTACGACTTTAAGTGATATGCTTCCTCCTGCTCCGCTCTTGCAGCTGAAGTGATGTCATTTCTGATTTCATAACATTCAAATTGTCAGACATGCAGCCTTTCTTTCGTGCATGGGATTTTTCCGCGTGCAAAATTAGCGCAAGCGGCATCCTGCAAGGGCACGGCACTGCCTTAGCTCGGATAATTTTTCAAGATTTTGGGGTGCGGTGGCTCCTGATCCAAATTCTCGTGCCGCCAAAGGTGAAAAATTATCCGGCTATCTCTTGCCTTAAATGCCTTCTTCTTGCGCTGAATAAAGCAGCGTAAAAAGTCCTCATTTCGAGGGCTGCAACATAAGTCTAACAATTTAAATTTTTACGTTATGAAAGAAATGAATGTATCATCACCTAAATCAGCTCGCAAGAGCTTGAGGGAGCAGGTAGATAGTATCAGCCTTTATGTCGTTGACAATCTCTGGGATCAGCCGGCCATTTACTGCGGCACATACAAGAAGTACAATGAAGGCTCACTCTTCGGTGCTTGGCTTGATCTCCGCATGTTTGACTCTTACGAGGAGTTCATGGATGTTTGCAAGATGCTTCACGCTGATGAGGAGGATCCGGAGCTTATGTTTCAGGATTATCAGTGCTTTCCTGAATTTTGGTATTCAGAGAGCTGCATGGGTGAAGAAGTTTTTGACAAGATAATTGCCTTCACCAATCTTTCTAAAAACAATCAGCAGGCGTTCAAGGCTTTCGTTTCAGCTACAGGCTGTGACAGCATTGAGGATTTTGAGATGAGATATAAGGGCGAATGGGATTGTGAGGAAGATTTCGCCAGCCACATCGCCAATGAGTGCTATGATTTGGAGCGCATGATGGGTCATCTTTCAATGTACTTCGATTACAAAGCGTTTGCAAGGGATTTGTTCATCTCGGACTACATCTTCGAGGATGGCTACGTGTTCAGCAGATAAAAGAGGAAAGCCGGACGAGGCAATCGCCTCGCCCGGCAGTCCACCTTTTATGACGTAACCTTGAATTTTGTTCTATGTAAGGAGTGCTTATTTCTCAGAAGAAATCTCTTCTCCATCCTTTTGTTTTTCTTCAAATTGTTCACGTTTCAGGGTTTTCATATATCCCATTTTTTTATAATCTTCAGCAGTTTTTAGATTCTTAAATCCACTTGGCAACTTTTCTCCCAATTCTGTTAATTGAAATTCTAATTCAGCAACTTTGTTATCAATTTTTTCACCTGAATAGAAACTGTCAGAATGAATGTATTTCTCCATGTTATTCAAGAAAGCTTGAATGAGTATTTCTGCAGCTTTATCATTTTGACCCAATAGGCGATATTTACGGAATAGTTCTGTAGTATTAGAGCGCGTAAGTTCTGTTTGGATTTTCTTTACATTGTTGGTCATACCCCAAACCTTGAAAAACAAAATGACTTCCAACACTCCCCAAACAAAGAGAATGAACATCAAGAACTTCGTGAAACCAGAAGGCTCTGGGTCATAATCGCTATAATACGCAAACATAGATAAAGGCATTAAAGCCAAAATCGAAAAAATACTTATTCGTTTCATTTGTTAATGTTTAAGTTAGACATAGAAAAACAATGCAAATATATAACTTTTAGTCCTAACTTCCAATTTATTTATGTATTTATTTATGAAGAAATAAATCTTAAATGATTTCATCTTCACATACACCTTGTCAAAACTTGTAGTATCTTTGTGCTCGTAATCAAATTTCATTTTATGAGCGACTATCACATCTATATAAAAATGCCTTCTTACTTGCGCCAGTGGTTCATACATCGGCACAGCGGCACTGATCCTGTGCGCTTAAACAACGGCAGTATTGAGTCAAAGCTTATCAAACTCGCTGTTGTCAAGCCTTCGGAATCTGCAATTCCTCACCGACAACAGGAAGATGAAGTCGCCATCTGCATCCCATACTCGAAGATGAGAGACCCACGCACGTACAATCACATCACAGAGACTGGAAAGCGTGCGCTCCTCGAGAACATAAAGAATTCCTTCGATGTTGATTGCTGGACGTTCCTTCATGACTTCGGGAAGATCGGCAAACAACAGAAGGATTTGATATACCTCTTTATGGAGCAGCGAGGTATCTTGGAGGATGGTTCGTGTTGGGATTCAATCGCTAAGATATACCAGCGACTCCGAAAGAACTATCTCACAAACCAATGCAAGCGGAAAAAGTCAACGTCTTCAAGCCGTAGAAATTGCAAAGCTGAATTGTCAGAAACGGAAGAATAAAATATGCAAAGAATACCCGGAATCACTAAAATGATGTATATGTTTGCCGAAACGCTCACGGCAAGCATAACGCAGAAAGCGTTGGCGAATGTTCCTGTTGGAGTGTTCGCTGACACTTTCATTGTGTCACACACCGGGGATGCTATATGCGAACTGGAAACACAGTTCGACAACAACGATATGCTGGAGAAGGTGAAGCTCACATTCTCCACTACTGACACCCTGCCTACACACCGCCGTCTGGCGTTCGTCATCAACACGGCGAACGGCAAGCAGTACCTTATCGGTGCTGCCGAACCTCCTTATCCTGTCGTCAAGGTTGACTCCTCTACAGGCAGGGTGAACGGCGATTCGGCGGTCACGAAATACACCATTTCTTACGAGAACAAAGTGGCACTTGTGCCCTGTACGGCGTGAAAAACGCCGTTTTTTGTAACAAAAAGCGTGGTTTTGTAACAAGTTACAACAAAGTTATTTTTATAACTCGTTGAAAATCAACACTTGTTATTTTTGTTACGTTTGTTACGCTTGTTACACCCGAAATAGGTTCAGTTTTGAAAAAACAATAAAAAAATAATTCCCTTCTCAACAAATCACCATCGGCGCCAGCCGACAATTCCACACTCCTAATTCTACATTCAACATTCTAATCCCGTCTTTTCCATACATTATTATATATAATATCTTTGCTGCACCTAACAGAATTAATCATGGCAAAGACAACATACAATCTTCACCTCAAAGGCTACGTAGGAGGTTGGGATTTCGATTCCGACTACGTGGACTACGTGCTCAACAAGAACACGGACAAAGAGGTATCTGTACTTATCGACTCACTCGGAGGGCAATTCAACACAGCACTTTCCATATCCTCAGCGTTCAGGCGGCACGGCAACGTTCATGTTCACTTTGTGGGCATGAACGCCAGTGCCGCCACTATCGCTTCCATGGGAGCCAAACGCATCACAATGGACAAGTCTTCGGTCTACCTCGTGCACCAGTGCTCACAGTCCTTCTTCGAGTGGGGCAGCTTGAACGCCACTGACATGCAGAATCTCATTGACAACCTCGAGAAGCAGAAGGCTGACCTCAATAAGTTCGATGCCACTGTTGCGGAGATGTACGCTGCAAGATGCAAGAAGAATCCTGCCGAACTGCTCGAACTAATGAAGGTAGGCGGTTGGCTCACAGCACAGGAGGCGCTTTCTTGGGGCTTCGTCGACGAACTGACTGAGTACGAGGACGAGACGGCACCGGTAATGACGGAGGCAATCGCAGCTGACTGCACCGCTCATGGCATACCGCTTCCAAATCTTCAGACGGACAAGCAGGAGGAAATCAACGCCTTCAGGAGATTCATACAGTCCTGCGCTGCCTTTTTCCACTTTCAAGACAAGACACACATAAACACTTCACCATCAATCACTACCACAATCATGAAGAAGACCTACAAGAACATCTGCAAGACTCTCGCCTGTGAAGCTCTCGAAGCTGAAGACGACAAGACCACACTCACAACTAAACAGCTCGAAACGATTGAAGCCGACATTGAGGCGAAGGAGAAGTCCATCGGCGACCTCACTTCGGAGGTTGATAGACTGACTAAGGCTAACAAGGAACTGGATGCCAAGGTCAAGTCACTTCCGGCTGACACCACCAACAACGTTGTTGACGACAAAAAGAACGAACCTTCTGCTGAGAAGACAGAAATCGAGAAGTTCTACGACACCACCAACTCCGCACAGGCTCTCTTTGACTCATTGCCATAAGCACACGCCTCGCTTCCCTATTCTTTCACGGCTTAGGGAGGCATAAGGAGGCTTAAATCGGCTTATCTAAATCCTCATTGAACAATTCAAAATGCGCAAAGCGCACAATTCAACATTCAACACTCAAAACTCAACATTCAACACAATGGCTGGAAAATTAACCTTCACCCTTCAAGAATACAAGGACGCTGCGCACAAGTGGCGTTCTGACTTCCTTCGTCTGCCTATCATCGGCTGCAACGATACTCTTAAGTTCATGACTGGTCGCCCTGGCATCCGTTACAAGGAAAGCGTAGGCACACTCAACGCCACCGCGCAGTTCGCACCATATTCGCCCACTCGCTCGGAGGACGCGAATCTGCAGCTTGATTTCCGAACTCTCGAAACCTTCTTCGGTTCGGTAGTCGCAAAGTTCGAGCCGAACTCTGCTATCTCGACGCTCCTCGGCACTGGTGCCACCAAGGGCGACGGACAGAAGTCCACACCCACAGCACGCGAAGTGCTCGGACTGATTGCCAAGTCACTTTCGGAGCATCTCAACGATTCCATCTGGAACGGAGTGCGCAATCCCACCGGCAACACAACAAAGGATCTTTTTAACGGATTCGACACAATCACTAAAAACGAGGTCACTGCTGGCACCATCTCTAAGGAGAACGGCAACTACATGAAGCTGACTGAAGCCATCACCTCTGCGAACGCCGTTGACGTGGCTAAGGAGATTCTGTTCTCGCTCGACCCTCGTCTGCGAGCGCAGACTCTCTTCTTGTATTGCTCGCAGGACTTCGTTGATAAGTACAACGAGGGCTACCTCCTCACTCACAGCGGCATCCCGTACAACACACAGTACAATCAGCCCACTGTCGAGGGTTCCAACGGAAAACTCATCTTCTGTCCGCTATACAACAAGGCTGACTCGAAGTATATGCACGTCTCGCCGAAGATCAACATGCTCTACGGCTATGACCAGATGGGCGACGTGGAATCAGTAGACGTCGAGCGTTTCGATGCTTTCCTGCTCTCGTACATCGCCACGATGTTCTTCGGTGTGCAGTTCGAGTCTGTCGACAAGCGTCGCCTCAAAGTCATTGAGCTTGCGCCATAAGAATCCATATATCTTCAAGCCATTCTACGACAAGAGTAACATCTTGCGTAGAAAGGCTTAATTCAACACTCAACATTCAACACTCAACATTCACCACCATGCCTGAACCAGCAAAAACAGATATCCAGAAGTCCCTTGCATGGGCAATGGGCACACCGGAGTTACCCGGCGTTCGCCGACGTGTATATTATACCTCAAAAAACGACATCCTCGTATGGCCAAAGTTACCGCATAACGAGACCGGACGTGTCACTTCATCCGTTTATGACGGATCTTTTACCTTGAAGGAGAACGCAGTGTGGAAGTACATTGATATCCTTCCGGAGAAGTCGCAGCTCACCAGTGAGGCGCAGGGTGAGCTGCCGTCACAGACACAACTCAACAAACTCGTGGCGGTGCATCCATCGGTTAGTGAGGCGGCATCGGCTGCAGCTGCTTACCTCAATAACAACGACAACGTCTTCATCGTCGAGGACATGAAGGGCAAGCACCGTGTTGTAGGTTGTGACAAGTGGACTACAAAGACCACCGTCACACAGGATCTCGGACAGGGTGCCACTGGCACCACCGGCACCACTATCAACGTGGAGGCATCGGACGAGTGCCCAGCACCGTTCTACACCGGAACAATCGCCACGGAAGACGGAGACATTGATTGCGCAGTAGTTTAAAGTTAGACAATAGTTAGCAATGGACAAGCGGATACCGATAGACATGCAGGAATTCTTGAATGACATTTCCGTGCCGGACTTATCGGGTCCGCTTGATCTGTCTTCACCCAAGGGAACGCATGAGCAGAAGGACATCTTCGCTATTGAGAAACGCAAGGGATGGGATAAGTCGGTCGAAGCACGCTGCGACTTCACCCGACGCATCCGCCTTACTCGCCGTGGAGACGTGTTCTTTATCTCGCTGTGGCAGAAGTCGTTGTATGGTAGAACGCTCACCGACATAAAGGGCGACGACTCGATGGTGGACTTCTTCGCTGACAGCATTACGCCGCTGATCCGTGACATCCTGGGCGAGTTCCTGAATACGGGTTCGTGGTGTGTCGTCACTACTCCGAAGCGCCGACACTTGGTCAAGAACTTCGCCACTCGCATCAGCGAGAAGATTGCCGCGTATCTGAACATACCGTTCTACGAGGACGTTGCCTTCTGTCACTCAAAACAGCGTATCGGGGCGGTGTTCACCATGAACAATCTCCCCATCGAGCCTAACTGCATCGTCTTCGACGACTTTGTTACTACTGGCTCTACGCTGAAGGCTATGCGCAATGTGCTTACCGAACATCACAAGAATTGTGTTTTCTTTACTGGTATCAATAATAAATTGTAAACAAATGGTTCTCCCACAACTCTCATAATTCTAAAAATATGAACAATCTCACCGACAAACTACAAGACTTCCTCGACACGCCGAGAGAAGATCGTGACTGGAACGAGGGTGCTATCCTCCTTCTCCAACTCACCAACAACACTATAATGTATCGTAATCTCAGCATCAATCCCAAGGGAAAGGCTGAGTTCATCGAGGGCAAGCTCCGTGCCTTCCTCAAATCTCGCCGTGAGGTCGAAGCTCACGACGAGGTTATCATCTTACAGGAGCAGGTTAATGCTATCATAGAAAACCGCACGGAGTTCAAGGAAGACAACGAGGCAAAGGAGTTCAAGGCTGGCAAGCGTGCGGATCATGACAGACTGCCCGAAGACATTCAGGCGCTTTACGTGGAAAACCTCGACCTCGTTCATCGTATGCGTGAACTCCACCTTCGCCTACGCTTGTTATCTGACTCTACCAAGCAGGTGCCAGCTGCGGAGCGCAAGCCGTTACTCGACGAATTTATAAATCTTGATAAAAAGTTGCACGCAAATTGGGATGCTTATGACCATTATGTAACAAAGGCAGAAACGGCAGAAAACACCCAAATAGAAGAACAGCCAAAGGAGGCAAGTCCTTCAAAGCCGAAGTCCAAGCCAAAGAAATCCACTAAGGCGTAGAAAGGCTTAAAGAGGCTCAGTTCGGCTTATAATCACAATAGGCAAAACACAGTAACATGAAGCGCAACATCGACATAAACACCATCCTAAAGCCACTCTCGGAATGTCCACACCAAGCATATCTCTCCAATGCTCTTCAGGTGGCGGACGTCTTAGAGTGGATTTTGGGGCAGGTAGGCAAAGCGGAGATTTGGCAGACATCGTTCTCCATCTCTGAGGAGTTCCTGCGCCGACTCTTCTTTATTGAGAAGTCCGGCAACATATCTGCCTTTAATCTTGTGCTCGACCATAAGGCTACGAACAAAACACTGAAGCTATGGGCGTTCATCACACAGACGATGAAGCGCACCTACCTTGCCGACAACCATTCTAAAATTCTTCTCGTGCAAGCGGAGTCGGGTGAACAGGTTAGTGTCGTCACCTCGCAGAATCTCACGCGAGGTAACCGCCATGAGTCCACCTTCATCTCCACTGACTCCAATATCTTCGAGAAACTCCACGCCCAGGTTGATGACCTCATTAGAAATCACTCAGTTCCACTTACTGACCTCTTCCAACAGCGTGTTAATGCTGCAGGAGCCAATAACTGACCCCATCATTCTCACGGCATAGAAAGGCTTAAAGAGGCTCAGTAAGACTTAAATCATAAATCAAATGACTTATTCTGAAGAAACCCTCACGCAGATTGAGCAATATGCTTCAATCTACCTCAAAATAAGCGACATGGCAGTCATTCTTGGCGTACAGCCTGAGACACTACGCCGTGACATAGCAGACCGAAGCACGCCTGTTTCGCAGCGTTACCACCGTGGCAAGGCTGCTTCACGTGTCAAGCTATTGCATCAGGAGATGCAACTCGCCTACGTCGGCTCTCCACTCGCTCTTGAAAACACCCGTAACAATCTCCTCGATATGGAGGATGATGAATAGCTCACCAAAATAGCCCACAAACAGCCCTCACGCCCAAGGCTTAAAAAGGCTTAGGAAGGCTTAGTGAGGCTTATCCCATAACACCAACAATCATGTCGCAATTAAGCATCATAGAAATCGCAAAGCAAGACCTCTACACCGCAAAGGCGGAGCTGGAGGAGCGTTATCCCATTCCACAAGTGGAGCACTTGTTGCGTTTGCGCGATATGGTCACATGGTCTATCGCCAACCCTGACATGAAGGATCGTCAGTTTGTCGATGAGCTGCGCAGCCGATACGGACTCTCGCAAGTCACGGCGTATGCGGACTTAAAAATCGTCAAGGCTCTGCTACCGAATCTCTCGGAGTGTACGCGCGACTTCCACCGCTGGCGGTATAACGAGATGATTATGGAGACGTACCAGATGGCGAAGAAGCGTAAGGACACGAAGACGATGGAGAAAGCGGCCACTTCTTATGCGAAGTTCAACCGCATCGACATCGAGGACGAGCAATCTGTGCCGTATCACATGATTGTCGTCCAACCGTTCTTCCCGACTACGGACCCGCGTGTTGTGGGCATCACGCCGGTTCCGAATATCGACGACCGCATCCGAAAGCTCACCCATGAGCTTACCACTTCGCATCCCGACACCGAGAATATTGAGTACGAACAAGCAGACCTTGTGCTTGACGACATCTTTAAGCCGGAAGAAGATGTTCCACCCACGGCGTAAAAAGGCTTAAGAAGGCTTAGTTCGGCTCATCCACTATAATCAACCTAGCAATGAAAGACAACAAAGTTGATACTTCCCTTTGGGACATCGAGGCGAAGCAACACGCTAAGCGGGTGTACTTCAACAAACCTCAGCTCCTGACGCAATACATCGGTGCGAAGACTACGGTCATAGTGGCTGGACGACGCACCGGCAAGACGGATTCCATCGCCTCGCCTTTCGTGCTGCGTAACATGCAGCGTATGCCTGGATCTACTGGTGGTATCGTGGTGCCTACGTTCAAGCATGGCTTGACCAACACGCTCCCCGGACTGCTTGCAGCATGGAAGCGTTGGGGGTATATCAATGGCGTTCACTATGTGGTAGGCAGAAAACCGCCGAAGTCCTTCGCGAAGCCAATCACCGAACCGGCTGACTATGAGCATGTCATCACGTTCTATAATGGCTCGGTGGCGATCATCATCAGTCAGGACCGCCCGGGCTCTTCCAACTCGCTCACGCTTTCATGGCTGCTCATTGACGAGGCGAAGTTCATTGATTACAACAAGCTGAAGGACGAGACTCTGCCTGCAAATGGTGGCATACGCTCGTACTTCGGACACCACAGCTTTAACCACTCCATGATGGTGCTTTCGGATATGCCTCAGACTACCAAGGGTTCTTGGTTCCTGCACTATGAGGAGAAGATGGACACGGAACTGATTGACACCATCAAGGGCACAATCTACAAGATATGGCAGACGAAGGAGCGCATAGCGCAACTCAAAGAGCAGCGCAAGCCCATTCCTTCTTATCTGCCTAATTACCTCAAATGGCTCGACCAGTCGCTTAACAAGATGCGCTCGGTGGCGGTCTACTATAAGGAATACTCTACACTCGAAAACCTACAGCTTCTCGGTGAAGAGTATATCCGGCAGATGAAGCGCGACCTCACGCCGAAGACGTTCCAGACTTCTATCCTCTGTCAGAAGATTGGCATCTCGCACGATGGCTTCTACTCGTCAATGCAGGAGTACCACAAATATGATGCATCGGATTTCAACTACCTCGACTCGCTCGGCTACGACCGCATCATCAAGGAGGCGCAGCAGGATCTTTACACCATCCACGCCAACAATCAGTTCTCCACGCTTAACAGCTCGCTCGACTGTCGCACGGACTCGGACATCGACCCTATGCAGCCTCTCTGCATTGGCATGGACTACAACGCCAATATCAACTGGATTGTGTGCGGTCAGCCTCGTGCCAACCGCCTGAACATCCTCAAATCGTTCTACGTCAAATTCGAGCGCAAAATCCCTGCGCTCGTTGCCGACTTCTGCACCTACTACGCACCACACCCAAACAAGACGGTCATCTACTACTATGATGCCACCGCCCTCGGCTCTAACTATGCCGTGAACGACCAGGACTTCCACTGGGTGGTTGTCCATGAGTTCGAGCGTCACGGATGGCAGGTCATTGACGTGTACCTCGGCAACCCGATGCGACATGATGAGAAATACCTTCTCATCAATCAGGGCTTTGCCGGGAAGCAACGCCTGATGCCGTACTTCAACCGCCAGAACAACGATGACCTTATCCTAGCCGTCCAGTCCGCAGGAGTGGAGCGTGGACATAACGGCTTCCGCAAGAACAAATCCATGGAGAAGCAGCCGGAGTCCGAAGAAGACCTTCTCGAACACCGTACCGACGGCACCGATGCCTTCGACACACTCTATATCGGCTGCGAAAAGTTCCCACAGCACGATTTATATTCAATTGCGATTGGTGGGGTGAGATAGTATTGCGTTAAAGTATCTAAATATTCTTACTTTAAGAAATAATAATCTTAACTTTGTAAAAATATAATCACATTTAAAAACTATTAATTATGAAAAGGTTTCTTTTGCTTTTGGCATTTATTATTTGTACTATTACAATTAATGCCTCTAAATATCTCATTAAATACAGAGTTAATGATCAGCACCCCATTTCATTTGTTTTAAATGTAAGTTCCAATTATGTAACATTAAAAGGACACATTTTTGGCATTCGTCGGCTGGGTACAATTACAAGCTATGGACTAACATTTAATAGTTATGCTATTGGTTCAAAACAGAAAATGTTCTGTATTGCACAAAGGAAAATTGATTTCAAGATAAATAATAACACATATATAAATGGTTATATAATTATAATTGGCCAAACAATGTATCTCGCTGATAAAATCGGATAGCCAAACTTGTTTTTCTATCTTCTCATACCTATATAATTAAATTTCCATCAAAAAGCGGAACACTGCCTAATCACCCTTTCCTATACGCCTTTGTCTTGCACCCAACGCAGGATGAAGGCTTTTCTTTTTTCAGCGGTATGCTCCGTCTTCAGGACCTCCTTCGCTTCGCTCTCCGCACCTTTGGCTTTTGCAATCTCTCAGGCGTGAGAGTCAATAACTAAAGGTAGCCAATCCCGATTCTCAAAGGAGTAAGGCGTGGCGCACCGTCTTTCCTGCACTTTGTGCATCTTTTCTATGCTGTTATCTTGGTAGCTTGTTCCACCGTCCCATGCAATGTCTGTGGACGAATTGGCTTTTATTTCGCCACCAAAATGACAAGTATTCATATTAGCCTTTTCTCATCCGTTCCACACTCTCATTAGTGAATGAACTCCGATACTGCTGATGTTCATTTTTGTAGCCACAAGCACATCCACCTTTCTGCTTGCCTTAAAGATAGGTATCTGTCTGCCACGATTTTATCATGGTAAATGTAGCCATCCCATCCTATGATGACAACAGAGATTGCACAATTCATATCACCAGTCTTCTTCTTTTATTATTCCGCAGTAATATTCTGACGCGGTGTTCTTTAGTACCATAATCATTTCATTTGTACGAGCGTTCCACACAAAATGCTTTCTGATTTTTCCTTTGCAAAGTTAGCGCAAGCGGCATTCTGCAAGGGTCGCGCTACACGCTTAGTCTAAGATTTTTTCAAAAGTTTTTGGGGCAGGTTTGCCTCATTCCAAAATCTTTCAAGCCCCGAAGGATGAAATAATCTTGGCTATCCCTTGCATTTACATGCCTTCTCCTTGCTGCTACTTGTATGCACGTAAAAATTACAAAAGCACTTCGGTGCTTCACTCTAAGTCGAACAAATAAAATTTAAAGATTATGGTACACCCCACGTTTAAATCAGAATATCACTTCAGCAAAAGAAGTTCAAGACAGGTAGAATTGTCGAGCAATCTCTATCAGGTTGTCATCAATGGAGAGGATGGCGAGTATATGGAATATGAAATCGAGGCGGAGAGCCATTCAGAGGCAAGCGCCAAGGCGGAAGCACTCGCAGCCGACAGCTTTGTAGACATCAGCTATATCGAAGTCTATCTCATTCACTAATCAGATTGTTTCACTCTTAAAATAAGATAGTTATGAATACTCAGAATGTCATTTTAGCAGCTAAAGCCAATTCTGGCAAGTCAACAAGCAATGTATGGGTCGTTTACACAAGCGCAGACAGCTCAGACAAGATGTATTGCACAAGTGCATACAAGGCGATGCGCCTCGCTTTCCTCCTCAAGAAGAGAATGGGATTGAACATCTCTGATAATTGCCTCGCACGCCTCTCGCAAGAGATTGCAAAAGCAAAAGCCCCACAAGGGGCTGCGGCTCAGGAGGTGCTGAAGCAGGAGCCGGTCACGGCACCGGTAGAGGAAAAGCCTAAGAAAAAGAGAGGGCGCAAGCCAAAGGCTGAAAAGGCTGCTTAGGCAGCCTTCCACTTCCACCCGGCTCGAAGAAGTCGGGTTTTCTTATGTCACTGCGGCAAGATCGTAGCAAGTCCGCACTTGCCTCCGTTCCATGGGAAAGCCCTTTGTCCTTCGAGCTGGGTGGGGGAAACGCAGCGGTCTTTTATGTGTACATAAAAGGGTTTTATCTTTGAAGAAAAATCTTCAAATGTATGCTTACAATCAGATATTCACCTCAGGACTTCAGCTTCACTTCGTCCATCCCGGACCGCATTGACATCTCCACTGATGCTGCTTCCGTATTCGTTACTGTACAGACAGGTACTTCAATAATCTTTGAGACAGAACTATTCCCTTACAACAAGATAGCATCGCTCTATGATCTGCGAAGCATCATAGAGGATTTCCTTGCAGAGCGGAGGCTTACTCACGCCAACTTTGTAATCACGGCAGACTCCGATACCGAGGAAGCGATGACACCGGAGCGAACGTTCATCTATTCAAGGCTAAACATACCGTACTGGAGTGGTGCAGTGTACATACAGCACCACTTCCTCACTACACTTTCATCGTTCGTGCTGCCACGCAATGCGGTGCAATGCATTTCCTTCTTAGCTCTACCTAACAAGACTCTCACCTGCTACACGGAATGTCTCATTCACGCTGTCGGTGAACCGATGCCGCGTGTTGTCCGGCTTGAAGAAAACCCTATCAATTATACAGCGCTGCGCTTGTGTGCCGTCAACGTGATGCCGGAACAATACCTGCAGCGACTGAAAATAAATGGAAAGCTCCTGCAAGTCACAGTGCATCGAGGAGATCTTGCTAAGACCTTCTACATCACGGACCGCACCCCGAACCTCACGCTGACTGTCCGCAACGAGTTCAACTGCATTGAGTTCATTCACCTCAACTGCGTTACGAAGCGCAAGCTGGCACTTGACCGCTCCACGGCTACATGCCTCGGACTCACCACGTTCTATGACGACAAATCGGCATACGAACATGAGGTGGAGTCTTCTATGCTCTCCTTCGAGCAAGCCAACCACATCTCACAGCTGCTACTTACAAATGAGATATACATCAACGAGCAATCCGGAGTGCAGCTGCCAATCGTCATCACGGATCTCACCAGTGAGGTCTCCGATGCCGACAACGCCACGAACTCTATAAAGTTCAAGTGGAAGTACGCCAAGCACCGCTTCCCGGCTGCATCCAAGCTACCGCTCAACATCTTCGACACTCCATTCCACCGCACCTTCGACTAATCCCCACACCAATGCAATCCATCCACATCAGCACACTCAGAAAAATCCTCGACTCTCCCGAACCCATCGACATCCGTTTATGGACGCGCAACGGCGAAATCCAGCACTGGCACCGCTGCATCTCCCTCAAATATGACTTCTATAAAGGCACAAGACGAATGAAGCTGCTGGACTCTAACGAGATCCGGCAGCTCCGAGACGTGTGTATATTTGAGGTGAATGGGATTGAGGTGTATATGTAGTGTAGCGAATTTGGGTAACGTCGTAAACCCTTAAAGAAAAAATCAAAACCTTTATTCCGAAAAAGTGGATCTTGTACCACTTTTTCGGAATGTATAGTAATAGACGTAACTTGCCACAAAAAATGCTATTTTCGTGGCAAAATAAAGGGATGCTCCCATAGGAACATCCCAAGTTATCAATCTGTATTCCAGCGATTAGACTCATCACCTTCATACGCATCTAAAGCATCTGGTATCTCTTTGTCAAATCCAAAGTCATCTATCATAGCGCAGCGATATTCTGGAGTCCCGACATAATCTCCGTAGTGATTAATATAATGTTCTATTCCATTCGGATCGACTAAGCAAGTGAGAGCCTTTCCGTCATAGAAATGGTTGTAATCTGGCAAATTTCTATATTTGGCCTCTGTAATACATTCACCATTGAGAGACATAAATCCTACTTTGCCTTCTCTTATATAACCCAAAGTGTATTCGCCGGCATCAAAGATGTCTTCATATTGTGTCGGAGCAACGTTTTCTACATTGTTTGCTTGAATGCGACAAATTCCATATTTTCCACATTTCTCCACCTTAAAATATACATTTGTATCAGTGGAAACGAGAAACTCAATATTCTCATATATGTTAGGCAATACCACATTGCCTCTTATATCTTTTAGCCCCTTGTACTTGCCGCTTGAACCATATCGCCGTAATTGTTGCCATATTGTATTATTGGCAGGGCTGGCTACTTTGTCGGGTTCGATAGTCTGACCAAAACAAAAGAAAAACGTGTAATAAACGCCTTTGGCTTCCTCGTCATAGAAATATCCATATATTTTCAGTCCGTCTTGGAGATACCAATCTTTTACAGGAAAATTAGTACGGCTGTTTATTTCAGAAAATAGTTCTTCTATTTCTGCTTTTGTATTCAATGACTTATATGCGTATTTCATAGAGTTTAACTTACTTTGTCTTCATTATATCTCTGTAAACCTTGTTGAACACTCTGTCATTGATGGCGTTCTGGAAATTTCTGTTGTCAAGGTACTGGCGGCAAAACTCCGTGCTCTCGCTCATCATCTGTATCACGATGTTCATCATAGAGGCAAACCCTTGTTTCTGTGCTGTTTCGTGGTTGCTGTTCTTGACGGCGTTCACAAAGTTTTCGTCGGCTTGCAAACGTTCAGGCAAACTGTCTATCTGTTCTTTCACAGTTTCTATATTCTGCCAGTTTATCTCGTTGAACTGGTCGAGGATGTCGCTTAGCCTTGCCATTTCTGGCGTTTGCTTACCGCCTTTACCTGCTCCCACTGGTATCGGGTCTATCTCTGTGTCCTTATTCTCCAACTCGGCATTGTGCTCTGCCACTTTTACAGTCTGTATCTGGTCGAGGTCGATGCACTCTTCCAGTCCTTCTGTGAAGTCCTCGTCTTTGAGCTTTGGTAGCTTGCGCACAAGAAGCATGAAATAGGTGTTTAGCATTTCCCATTCCACATTTTTGTACGGTGTTACGGCTGCTATGAAAGGATAGTTGCGCACAAATGCTTTCATGCTGCTCTTGCACTTTATCTGTGTTCCTTCTTCAAGTGTTTTGAATCTATCCACGGCTTTGTTCACTATCGGGTCAAGTAGGCTACGCTCTTCTCCTGCCCAGTATTTCTCATTGAGTTCTTTCACCTCCGCCTCGGTATAGATATTGCATGGCTCTATGATGTCGAGGAGGTCGTTGAGCTTGTTTGGGTCAACTTCATCGGAGAGTATTGTGGTCTTGTAGAATCGCTGAAACGATTGTTTTATGGTGTCTATGTCGTTGCAGAAATCAAGCACAAAGGTGTCTCGTTTCAATGGGTGGCAGCGATTTAGGCGCGACAGGGTCTGCACGGCTGCCACGTCCGAGAGTTGCTTGTCCACATACATACTATGCAGAAGCGGCTGGTCATAGCCGGTCTGAAACTTATTTGCCACTACCAATATGCGGTATGGGTCTTCTTCCATCTTATCCTCTATATCCTTTGACGGGAAACCGTTTACGTCGGCTTCTGTCACTGTCTTTCCGTTGTATTCCTTGCTGCCTGAGAACGCCACGATGGCACGATATGGGCTCTTCCTTTCTTCAAACAATCGGTTGATGTCATAGTAGAAATCTATGGCGCGGATGATGCTGCTTGTCACCACCATGGCGCGAGCCTCGCCGCCTATCTTGCCACGTTCTATCACGGATGTCAGAAAATGGTTGACTATTATTTCTGCTTTCTGCCTTATTGTTTCTGGTCTGCCCTCAACGTATGCTCGTATCTTTTTCTGGGCCTTCTTCTCGTCAAACTCTGGGTCGGAGGCGATGGTCTTTACCACTTTGTAGAAACTGGTGTATGTGGTGTAGTTCTGCAACACGTCCATGATAAACCCTTCCTCAATGGCTTGTTTCATGGTGTATTCGTGGAACGGATAACGCCTGACTTTTCCATCGGGCTGCTCCTGGGGAATACCGAACATATTCAGCGTTTTTTCCTTTGGTGTGGCGGTAAAGGCGTAGTAGTTGGCGTTCTTTACCATCTTGCGTCCCTCGATGATTTTATTCAACTTGTCTTCAAGGTCTTCTTCTTTGTTGGTCACCGTGCCAGAGAGCACAAGGTTCTCCTTTGCCGACATTGACCCATTCTGACTGCTGTGTGCCTCGTCGATGATGATGCCGAAACGCTTGCCTCGCAGTTCTGTGCCAATGGTTTCAAGAATATAGGAAAACTTGTGTATAGTGGTGATGATTATCTTCTTGCCGTCTTTTAGCGCATCTTGCAGTGTCTTGGAGGAATCTGCCCATCCCACGATGTTCTGCAGCTTCTTGAAGGCATTGATGTTGTCACGTATCTGGGTATCGAGGTTCACACGGTCGGTCACTACTATTACGCTGTCAAGCAGTGCGCGTGTGCCGTCGAGCAGTCCTACGAGTTGGTAGGCAAGCCATGTGATTGAGGTTGACTTGCCGCTGCCTGCCGAGTGCTGCACAAGGAAACGCTGTCCCACACCGCCCTCTTTCGTGGCTTGAAGGAGCTTGCGCACGCAGTCGAGTTGGTGGTAGCGTGGCCAGATGTTGATCTCCACTGTCTTCGTTTCTTTCTTGCCTGTCTTCTTGTTCTTTACGGTCTTCTCCTTGTGTATTATTTGGGCATAGTTCTCCAGTATGTCGGAGAGCGACTGCTTGCCGAGCACTTCTTCCCACATGTAAGCGGTGCGCATACCGTCGGGGTGGTTTGGGTTACCGGCTCCGCCGTTTACGCCTTTGTTGAACGGTAAAAACCATGACTGCTTGCCTTTCAGTTCTGTACACATCATCACGCTGTCGTCGTCAACGGCGAAGTGTACGGCGCAGCGGCGCTTCTGCAATATCAGTGCCGTTGGATCAGCTTTGGGGTTGCGGTCATCACGATATTGCTTTATGGCGTTGTCTATGGTCTGTCCTGTGTAGTGGTTCTTCAGTTCCATGGTCATGATGGGCAGACCGTTCAGCGTGATGTACACGTCGATGCTGTCGGTGCATTGGGTGCTGTAATATAGCTGGCGTGTCACGCAGAAGATATTCTCATTGTACATCTTCTGCGCCGTTGGGTTCAGCTCGGAGGGCAGGGGGTAGTATAAATCGAATGTCTCGATATATTTGAAACCCTTGCGCAGCATATAGGTTACGCCGTATTTGCTTAGGTCACGGCTTAGCTTGCTGAAAAACTTGCGTTCACTTACGCCATTGGCGAAGCACTGGGTATTTTGTACCTTGTCTTTCTGTGTGGCGAGAATAAAGCGTTTCAGCCGCCCTGTGTCGATGCCGTATTCTTTGTTATAGTCATCTGATGCTCCTTGTTCATAGCCTTGCTTGTCGCATAGATATGTGGTGAGGATGCGCTCAAGTTCTTTCTCGGATGTGTCTGTTGGCATAGGTCTTTGTTTTATAGTTCTGCTTTCAGTTCATTGTACAGATCTACCGGACCGAGATGCCAGTACTTGGTGCTCTCGGTCGAGAGTTTTTTGTATAGCTTCGAGCGGTATATGCGACTTAGGCAGTCTTGAAGGGAAAACCCATAATCATCGTGCAGGTATTCCACGAGCCAGCTTACTTTTCCCGGAAGTAGCAGGTGAAGGTTGTTTTGATTTATCTGGAACATATCACAATTCTATTTTTCTTGATTCTACGAAATGCAGGGCTGTTAGTGCCTTCTCCGTGTGGAAAAGGTACTGGTCTACGAGTTTGTAGGTTTTGAGTTCGCGGATTAGCGTGTCTACGCTGATGGCTCCTGACTCATACAGCCCGAACTGGAAATACACTCTGTCGTTGGCTACTGGACCATACACAATGTCGTAGTCGTGGGTAAACTCTTTCTGGGTTCTGTTTGCCATGACGAATTTTGCCCATTCCTCGGTTGGTTCGGAGAATATGAGGCTCTTGAACTCTTCTAACTTCCCTGCTTCAAACTCGTATATGTTGACATAGCCGTGTGTGGCTTTGTTTTCGAGCATACGTCGCCTCACCCATTCCTCGGCTTGCTTTTCTGATGTCGTGGTGTAGAATCCTTCGCCATAGTCAAGCTTGCGGTTAGGCTGGAGTATCTTGGGATGCTCTACTGTTTCCAAACTTCCGTGATATATCTTCATACTTCTTCCTTTTTTCTGATTTCAATAAACTCGTCAATCTCTGCTATCAGCCACTGCCGCCCTTGTGTGTGGAGCGGCTCAAAGCATTTGCTTAGATAGTCTGTCACGCCATACTTGGCGAACAACTCCATCACTTCTTCGCCTGTCAACCCCTTGGCTGCTCTGTATTCTTCTATGCAGAACGCCACAAAGAAGGCGATGTCTTTCTCTTTCTTGCTCATTGTTGTGCCCTCCTTATTGATTTGTTATACATAATTGGCCTGTAACGGCATCGCTTATCAGCCGCTGCTTAAACTCCTTCAAATAGTCTATCTCTCGCTGGAGGTCGGTCATGTACTGGTCTATCTTCTGGAGCTTCTCGTCTATGTAGGCGACGATGGCTTGCTGTTCGGAGAGAGGGGGAACGACACATTTTAGTTTTCTCAATTCCGTCCAATTCAAACTTTGCCTTAAACCATTCCCCATACTATAAAACACTTTCTTTACATCGATTGTGTGTAGAAGATAATATAAGTATAATGGAATTATGTCATTAAAAGTTTCCAATGCGAGATAGGCGGATGTGATTATTCCTTCTTGTGTGGAGAGTCCAACCCTTAAACTTTTATGGTCATTTTGTAAATCCGTTAATCGAAGTACAATATTGCCATCTTCAACAATTTGATAACTGTCGAAAGATGCAGGAAGTAACCCTTCTGTTGTATTTATATCTTTATTTACTATTTTACCATAGCTGAGTGAAAGCAGATTTTGGTGATGTACATTCTTATTGGAGATAAAATGATCCCTTGACATCTGTGATAAGGTCCTAACCTCCCAATGCTCCGGAATCTCCCCAATCCAAGGAATACCCGAATCTTTCATTTTAACATTCGGGTTCAGTCCTTTGGTAACTATATTTGCAATCTCCGATTGCTTTAAGCTGTCAAACAGCTCTCTCTCTCTCTCTTGCGGAAACATATTGCTCAATTTTAAGGGTTTTATCTTTCAAATAATCAACTATCGCTTGCTGCTCTTCGTATGGAGGAAATATACTTTTAACGGCATAGAAATCTTGGTTGGAAAGATTTTGTAATCCCACTGTCATACCTTTAGAACTTGCAGCATACTTATATTTGTACTTTTCTGTATGGAAAAGATACTCATAATATTTTGGAAGCAATTTTATACGTGGTGCAAAAACTCCATAGTGGAATGATACCATGCCTTTGAGCGATGACGCAAACAATACTCCCAAATGAGCTTTGAATCTGTTCAGCACCAAATCGTTTTCAATAACCCTTTTCCAATTTTCATAGCTCGATGTCCTTAAAGTTTTGATGTCTAATTCATCCGCGAAAACAACACCACTTTTTTGAGAAAGCGATAAGGGCATGTCTTGGATTTCTGGCTTTCTGATTTCCTCATGAAAAAGCATACCATTAATAACCATTTTCCAATGGCTCGGTATCTCCCCAATCCATTTCACGCCGCTGTCTTTATATGCATTGTATTTTTTCATATTGATGTGAATGTTTTAGGGTTATACATTCAGAATATCACCGAGCACTCCTTTCAGATTGCTCTCAATGTTGCTGATGTCGGCAGTGATGTCGGCAATGGAGCGCAGTTCTACTGGCTTATAGAAATATTTGGTGAATGACAACTCATAGCCCACCACCACGCTGTCGGCGTTGTAGTAGGCATCGGGAGCGTATGGCTTCACCTCATTCTCCATAAATGCGTCTATGCCGCCGGGGTAAAGCAATGGCACTTGCTCTACGTCGCGTAGCATGGGATCGCACTCCACTGGGCTGTTGAGCTTTGTTGGCTTGGTGTGGCACACATCGGCACGCTCGTCTCTGCGCCCGAGATACTGACGCACGAGTTTTATCTTTGCGGCTGGCACTTTTATCTTCATCTGGTCGAGCATGATGAACATGGCGTAGTCGCCCACGGTATGTCCGCCGAGGTTCTCTTTCCATGCGTCGAGCACTCGCTGGAGCAGTGCCACATCCTCCGCCTTTTTCAGTTCGGGCAGCGTGATGTTTTCTGGGTTCTCGTACACTATGCGCAATGGGCGTTCCACCGTAACGCTCCAATAGCCGAACTCTTGGTTGGGGAATATCTTGCTCTGTTCCGTCTCACGAAAGTCGGTGAGCATCTTCAGTATTGTGCGACGGTCATCCTCGTTGGTCTCGCAGTTCTTCTCGCCGAGATTTTTGCGCAGCGGTGTCTTGATGCCTGTGGCATCTATGAGCTGCACCTTGCCACGGCGACGATCCTCCTTACGGTTGGTCACCACCCAGATGTATGTGCCGATGCCCGTGTTGTAGAAGTCCTTTTCGGGCATGGCGATGATGGCTTCCAAGAGGTCATTCTCGATGATGTATTGGCGCAAGTTACTTGCACCGCTCCCTGCATTGCCAGTGAAGAGCGAAGAGCCGTTATGTACCTCTACGATTCGTGTGCCAAGCTCGGTGTCGTCCACCATTCTGCTGATGTTGTTGGCAAGGAACAACATTTGGCAGTCGCTGATGTCGGGCAGGAAACTTATCTCCTTTCTCTCGTCGCCACTGCCTACGCTGATGGTGAAGCGCGAGTCGGTGTATTTGGCTTTCTCCTTTTCTGTAAGTCCACGTTTCTTCAAGTCTTCTTTCCATGGTGTGCCGAATGGCGGGTTGGAGATGCAGAAGTCGAAGGTCTCTCCTGCGTGTCCGTCACGCGAGATGGTGGAGTCGAAAGCGATGTATTCTCGCTCGCTTCCTGCATATTGATATTGGAAAGATTTTACATGCCCCGAAATCATAAGGTCGGCTTTACAGGTTGCGTAGGTATCGGCAAGCAGTTCTTGTCCGTAGATGTTGATATTCACGTTCTTGCCTTTCTCCTTGGCTATCTGGCTGATGCGTTCCTGGGCTATGGTGAGTATGCCGCCTGTGCCGCAAGCTCCGTCATATATGCTATATGTTGTGTCGGTGATTTTGTCTGCCACTGGCAACACGGCAATGTCGGCAAGGAGGTTTACATAGTCGCGTGGCGTGAAGTGTTCTCCGGCTTCGGTCACGTTGTTCTCCTCGTTGAATTTGCGCAGCAACTCCTCGAACATCGTGCCTACGGTGTGGTTGTCGAGGGCTGGATGCACCACATTGCCCTCACCGTCCAATACTGGCTTGCTGCTGAGGTTTATCTTGTCTGACGTGAATTTCTCGATTACACTGCCAAGGCGTTCCGCCTCCGTAAGGTTGTCCACAATCTGGCGTATGTGCATCTTGTCGATGATGTCGAGCACGTCCTTGCTGTAGCCATTCAGATAATCTATGAAATTCATCTTCAGGCGCAATGGGTCTATCTCACTCTTCAAGGTTTTCATTGTAAACTTTGAAGTGTTGTAGAACGGATAGCCAGTTACGGCTGTCAACAGTGGTGCTTGGTTCTCGAAATGGGCTGCGTCGAGCTGCTCCTTACGTTCAAGCACGGAATCCTTTGTGGGCTCAAGGAGTACATCGATGCGGCGCAGCACGAGCATCGGCAATATGATGCGCTTGTAGTCGCCTTTGTTGAAGGCATTTACAAGCACGTCGTTGGCAATGTTCCAGATAAACGAGAACAGTGCGTTGTATTGTGATTGTTCCATAGGGCTTTGTATCTTTTATTTTATTGCTTACGTTTATGTTATTGTTTTCGTTCTTCTTTGTCGGTGATAAGGTCTTTCATATCTACCGACAATAGTTGGGCAATTTCAAGCAGCGTTGTGAGGTTGGGCTGACTGCGGTTGCAGACGTATGAGTTTACCGTACTGAAACTTTTTCCGAGCTTTTCTGCAAGCCATGTTTGACTGATGCCTTTCTCCTTTAATATAATACGTATGCGATTTAATTTCATATTTTTATCTAATTTATGCTACAAAAATAATTAAAATATCTGATAGTTACGTTTGTTTCAACAGAAAATATTGGTATTGAGAATATTTTATTGCAAATTTCATAATGTTAACTCTAATCATACGCTACACAAAGGCTTTTAGGCAAGGGCATAATCTTACACTAAAAATAATGGTTTATGTATTATACGTCTTGTCTTTTTCCCCTTCATCCTTCGCTCATATCTTTGCCCTAAAAAAGCAAGATATGAGCGATTTTTTAATACTATCCGCTATACATTCATCATTTAATCATACTCATCTAAGTTCACTCTCTTTTCCAACAACAAACATTTTATCCATTACAGAAGTTTTTCAGAAACGTTTATACTTTTATTGATTATTATGACTACCTTTGCTTTTACATTTTAAACCTAATTTATTATGGAAAAAAATATGAGCGAAAATAATAAATCAATAAAGCGTACCTTCTTCGGATGTACGCTGACAAAAACCAGCAGTAAAGAGCTGGTAAAATATCTTACAAATAAAAAATACGATTTTGAGGAACTGTGTAGCGGTGATATTGTAATAAGAAACATTGAATTTGAAGCTCTTTTTGCGAGTAAATTAAATTGTTTGTTTTCACCGATGTTATTTGTGATATTACTGTTTTAGTAGGTCAATTTGAAGATGAGTATCTTTTCAAAACTACATATGACAAGCTATACCAAAACCTTGGAGGAAAGAACTCTAAAGAAATTGAAGCTGCTAACAAAGTGAAATTCACCATACCAATGATTTTTCCATCTGCTAAAGAGACTTTCTTCTCTGAATAGTATATTTGATAATAATTTCAACTAAAAAACATATATAATTATATGGGTATAATTACTAAATCGCTTTTAAAATTTGCAAGGTCTCCCAAACGTGTCTATTCATTAATAAGAAAAATAGCACCGCAAGTAATTGATTTTACTCTTGTTGATGATGAGAACATTGCTAAGGATGCTATTGAAAAAGAATTGCTACTTTCCGCCTTTGTGTTGGCTTATGATCCTAACAAAGATATGAGAAGCAATTTCATTCTTGATTACATCAAGGAAATAGAAGAAAATTTCCTGTCCTATAATTCTTCTGAAGATATTTTGGACTATTGTGTAAGCAGCGGTTGTGGAGTTTGTTTTGACTCAAAAAATGTTGACAATGAAGCAAAAGAAACCTTACACGACTATATTATTACACGACTGGTCCTTTATAGAAGAATTATTACCGAATTGCACAACGGAAACAATAAACGCTTTGATTGTCTTTACTATGCAATATATCACTGTTCGTTTAGCGTGTACTGGTTTTCTAAGGATGAAGACATTGATTTTCTAAAAAACGATATTATATATTCTAATCACAATAAGGGTGATGTATATATAAGGTATGAAGGTTTATTACAAATATTAGACAAAACATACTACAACATAATTAAAGTGCCAAAAGCTACATGGCTTACAGATTTTCCTGAAAGTGAAAGCCTTAACACAGAAGGTGTGTTGCCACACTTAAAACTGAAACCTGGAGATTTATACCTTTCATTTGGTAAAATTACCGGTGCTGGTATTTTGAGTTGCCGTGATTGTGGCTATTCAGTAGAGATCGTGGCTTTTTTACATGATTTTTCTGATGCAACTATCGGAAGACAATGCCCTCAATGTGGTTCATTCTGTACAGAGGATAATCATAGTGAAGAATATCACAGTTTTGGACCTTCTACAGATGATGTTGTTTGCCCCAAATGTGGATATATAATAAGGAATAAAGAAGAAAGTATATTTAAGGGAAATTCTAACCCATTATTCTGCCCAAAGTGTTATGGCATTAATTTGTTATATCATATAAGGATAGTAACATAACCATGTCTTTTCCCCACCGCCCAATCGCTCATATCTTTGCCATAAAAAAGCAAGATATGAGCGATTTTTCATTTATCCCACCTACATCCGTTGCCACCATCCCAGGCACCCATGCCTCTGCTGCCTTCACCACCAAGACTTCTGAAGTCTTTAAGGAGGAGAACGACATCGCGCCCATCTTCATCAACGAGCGCATGAAATACATGCCGTGGGGTGGCGACAACCGTATGCCATATAACATCATCAATCTCATCGAGTCCGACGAGACACTGAGCACCTGCCAGATGTTCAACGCCGAAGTCTGCTATGGCAGCGGACTTGTCTACGACACAGAGCTTGCCACCGAACGAGTCAGATCGGAAGTCGACGACTTCACATCTGACAACGACCTCGCTTCATACTTCCTCGGTGTATGCCAGGACTTCAAGCACTTCGGGTTCTGCGTCAGCGTGATCATCCTCAATGAGGATGCCAGTCGCATTGTCCGCATCGTCCGCAAACAGGCGTGCTACGTCCGCTTTGCTCCTGCCGACAAGTCCGGAGTGATACCTTACATCCTCTATGCCAACTGGCGAAACACGGTCAGTCCGGAGAACATCGAGCGTATCGAGCTGCTCAATCCACAAGCGCCGTTCACGGATCTGCAGACACGCTCCAAGAAATACAAGAAGTTCGCTGTCGTCAGTCGCATACCCACGCCAGACAACACGTATTATCCCATACCGTACTACGCTGCTCTTTTTAAAGGCAAGTGGTACGACATTAAGCAGCTCATCGGAGTGGCAAAGGAAGCGAAGCTCCGCAACTCCGCGCCCATCAAGTACCACATAGAGATTGCCAACTCCTTCTGGAATAACATCTTCAAGGTCGAGGGCATTACAGATCGTGTCAAGCAGCAGGAGCGTGTCTGTCAGGAGAAGGACAATATCATCAACTTCCTCACCGGCATGGAGAACAGCGGCAAGGTGCTCTTCTCCACGTTCTACGTTTCACCGAACGGCGAGGAGCAGCACGATGTGGTCATCAACAAGATCGAGACGGACAAGGAGGGTGGCGACTGGGCGACAGACATCATCGAGGCAGTAAATATGATGTGCTTCACGATGCGAGTCCACTCCAACCTCGTAGGCTCGGTGCCGGGCAAGTCGCAGACCAATAATTCCGGCTCAGACAAACGCGAGCTTTACACAATCGCACAGGCTCTGCAGAAGCCTTATCACGACCTTCTCTTTGGCGTTCACCGACTGATAATGCGCTTCAATAAATGGCAGAACGTAACGCCCGATTGTCCTTTCATTCAGCTTACTACGCTTGATGAGAATAAGGACGCGAAGCAGGTTTCACTCAATAAACAAGGCAATAATGAAGACACTGATAAGCAGCAATGAAATATTGCAAAAATACGTTCCTAACACCCTCAAAGCGGTTGCCGGGGAACTCTCTCTCTTCGACAAAATCGCATATCATCTGCAACAGTCAGAGACGTGGCTAACCCAGACTTTCCTCTCATCAAAGGTACTGGAAAAGATAATCACAGAAGACGACTCTTCGCCTCTGCTTCACCATTGCCGTATGGCTGTCGCTGCTGATGCCATGCTTCACGCCGTGCCGCAGCTCGACCTTATCCTCACCCCCAATGGTTTCGGAATAGTCAACAATCAGAACATAGTTCCGGCATCCAAGGAGCGTGTTGACCGACTGCTTGCAGGGCTTGAAAAGCTGCGCGACGACGCTCTCACGATCATCCTCTCCATGCTCCCTGCAGCTCACCAGTGGACCGACTCGGAACAGTTCAATTACTTCGCAGCCACAATGTTCGCCGACCTTGACACAGTCCGGCACCTCGGCTACACCGAACACATCTGGCAGCACTTCATGGAGATTCACGCCCAACTCCTCGTTGTCGAGCGCCGACTCGAAGCGGAGTTTTTCAGCCGCCAACTCATGGACTCCCTTCGCCAATGCAACATCCTGAAGCAATGGGGCACCTCCGCTGACCCTGCAAGGTATCAGCGCTTGTACCAACGCATCGCAGCCATTGAGTTCTCGATACTCCGCACGAACGAGTTCCCAATCCCGAGCATCATTGACGCAGTCAACTTCATTCGCATCGCTCCGGCAAACGTGTTCACCGAGTGGAAAGACTCTGAAACATCCAAACTCTTTGAAGACCATGGATACAAAAACAAAAAACAATCCGGAGGTTTCTTCTTCTAAATAATTTTGTATCTTTGCAGAAGAATAATAAAATACAAATTATGAAAAAATTTTTTCTATTGTTAATTCTAACTTTAAACTCATTGCTTTTGTCTGCACAAAAACATTTCACCATTAAAGGTATTACTATGGATGGTCCTTATCAAACATTTATGAAAGAAATGGAAGAAAAAGGATTGAAAACAATAATAAAACAAGATGAAGGTTGTGCTATGAAGGGAAAATTTGCAGGCAAAGATGCAACATTTTTTATCATAGGAACTCCTAAAACCAAAACTGTTTGGCGCGTACGGATTGATTTTGAAAAGAAAAATGAATGGTCAGATCTCCTTAATGAATTTGTAGAAATGACAAAGCACTATACAACTAAATATGGTGAACCTGAAGATAAATTCATGAAAACTGTTAAGCCATATGAAATTGGGGATGGAAAAGAAATGGAAGCGTTAAAGGATGAAAAAATCTTATTTGTTTACTTTTATAACCTAGACGAAGGAATGATTTCCGTAGAAATTTCAAAAGACCAATGTATTTCAATAAAATACGAAGATAAAATTAATACAGAATTAGAAACATCGGAAAGAGAGTCGGTAATTGCCGATGACATCTAACTTGTCTTTTCCCCCATAACAATGCTTTCATACTTTCGCAGTATGGAAGCATTTTTTCGTATATCACTCCCCAACGATTGGCAGTCCTTATCCGACAGCCAACTCCTCTTTTTCTTCCGTCTGCTCTCGCACGACTTGCAGATTGAAGAAATTCTCACCGTCTGCCTATTCAAATGGGCTGACCTCCGACTTCTGTGCCGCACCGCCAACGGCTCATACCTCGTCAAGCAGCGCCACCGACCGAAGCAGGAAGCCACGCTTACCCTTCAGCAGATACAGTCTGCCACAGCAGCCCTTGACTACCTAAGGACATTCCCGACATTCCCGACTCGCATCAACAAGATAGGCAAGGCGCGTCCGCTCGAAGCCGACTTCCAAGGCGTGCCGTTCTCGACGTTTATATCCTGCGACAACTATTACCAGGGTTTCCTGCAATCGAAGGACGAGGAGCGTTTGAAAGACCTCACGCTGCTTCTATATCCACGCATCAAGCCTCGCTGCCTGACACGCCCGATTCTCTACTGCGCCTTCTACTGGTTCGCATCGCTGAAGCAATACTTCGCCCGACTGTTTCCGCACTTCCTGCAGCCGATGTCAGCCGACGAGCAGAACCTACTTGGCTACGCACCGCCCATCGGCGAGATGCTCCGCCAAAGCATGAACGCGCAGATTCGTGCACTCACTGGAGGCGACATCACCAAAGAAGACGCAGTCTTGAACATGGACACATGGCGAGCACTCACGGAGCTTGATGCAAAGGCAAAGGAAGCCGAGGACATCAAGCGGCAAACAAAGTAGCACCCACGGCTTAAATAGGCTTAGAAAGGCTCAATAAGGCTTAATAACAATCAACAAGCCAAGCCACAAAACACAACACCATGCAACAATCAAACATCAATTGGGATGCCACAGCCTTCTTCGCATCCCTCACCGAAAAGAACAAGTTCGCCAAGGCTCACGACTTCGTCTTTGCCCGGGTCTCCGGACTCGACGGCTTCGAGGAAGTCCTGCAGCAGATGCAGTCAGCCACCGCCATTGTCGCCGTCAGCGACATCAGCCAGGGCTACATCGAGGTGAACAACAGTCCGCACACGCGAAGAGTGAAGACGGTCTTCCTCGCCATGCGACACGCCCTTCTCGACATGGAAGCACGCCAGATGTGCATGAACATCATGCGCGAGCTGTTCCGGCAGTTCATGAGCAAGCTAATCCTCGAAAAGACGAAGCAGGAGCAGCACAACATCTTCCTCGACCCTCGCATCTCCTTTCAGGAAATCGACCAATACTTCTTCTCAGGCTGTGCCTGTGCCTTCTTTCAAATTGCAGTAGACACTTATACCGATTTACGTTATGACCCAACTGAATGGCAATGACAAACAGCGTGAGGAACGCGAAAAGTTCGTGTTCGCCTTCAACCGCACCATGATCACGATTTGGTGCGAGCAGATCACGCTTCTCAACGTCATCGACACAGAACGACTCCTACGCTCACTCAAAGCCCTCCCTGTCCGAGCCGACGGACGTTTCATCGAAATCGGACTCTCGCAGTCCTTTCTCGAATACGGACTTTGGCAGAACTTTGGCACTGGAAAGGAAATCCCAAGAGGCAACTCAGGCGACATCGGGCGTGAACGCAAGCGTCAGAAGAAACCCTGGTTCTCCCGAAAGTATTACGCTTCCGTCATGAATCTCCGCGACTTCCTCGCCGACAACATCGTCCACGAATTTGTCGGCATTGTCGCCCGAGCCCTCGACGACAAGTATGTTCGCTACAATCACTAGCCGCCCAACAAAGTCCGCACCCAATAGCCCAGGAAGCCCGACTACAAAGATTGCCCCACGGCTTAGAAAGGCTTAGTTCGGCTTATCACAATTCCTCATTGAACAATTCAAAATCGGCGCAGCCGACAATTCAAAACTCAACACTCAAAACTCACACTATGCCCACAGACATCACCCGAATCACAGAGCTAATCAAAAGTTTCAAGTCCGAAACACGCGAAGAATCCGTCACCGTACAAGTCCTCGGCAATCTTCTCCAGCAAATTGCCAACGTCATCGGCACCACGGCGCAGCAGACGGAGCTGACCCCGGTCTCAAAATTCTACGCTAACCTCACCAGTCTCAACAGAATTCTGACAGGCATCAGCGCTGGCACTGACGACCCGAACCTGATGCACCTCACACTCTACGACTGCAGTCTGAAAACTGGCGAAATAACTTCCCTCCGCGATGCTCTCGTACTCCGTGCAGCCACTACTGACCGCGCCGGAGTCATGCAGTCACAACACGTTCAAGACCTCAACCAATGCAAAAACGCAGCGCAGAAAATACCTGCGATACAGAGAGTTATACGCAATCTGCAAGCCAACTATAACACGCTTTCGTCCATGAAGCAGACCGAGACTATTCACATCGAATGTCAGATCCGAAAGGACGGACTTTACATCCCGGGCGCCCAGCAACTCATCAAATCCGGACTCAAACCAATCCTCTTCCGCTACTCAATCCGCACCAGCAGACACGGCAGAAAGACCGACAAGAAGAAACGCACGCCAATGGCGAAGCGAAGAGGGTGGCACCGCTTCTTCAACTCTGAGAAAATCAGCGTAGCACCCAACGGACAGATACTCTTCCGCGACGATTCCAAGAACGCTGACCCCCTGAAGCCAACGTATCAGCCAACGCCGCAGCACCTCTTCACATACATCAAGAAAGAGATCGACCCTGCCACAAACCTCATCTCAGCCGTCAAACTCCCATACGGACAGAAAGTCTTCGACATCTTGCAGCGCACGCACTACTTCAAGTTTGCAATTGCCTTCTACAAGCCAATCTCAAAGTCAGAAGCCTTCACCTTCAGCGACCTCCGCACGAACCTCGCCATATTCAAGGTACGCGCCACCGCAAATCAGTACAATGGGGGCACACTTGACACTACAATCCAGCTATCAAGATAACGGAGGATAACAAAACAAAGTAGGATGGTGAAAACAATAAACTAAAACCAATACCTATATGAGCAGAAGCGAAAAAAACAAGACCCCATATAAAGAACAATGGCAGTCCCGAAGGGCCGCCACAGTATTAGGAATAATGGCACTACGGCCACAACATCGAGAACAATGGCACTACGGCCACAGACTCGACACAAAGATAGCAAACCACATTTCATCAACAAAAGACAAAACAATCCAACATCACAACATCTCACCATCTAAACACCAAACTCATTATGGAAAAGAACACAAAAGAATCAATCCAAATCCTATCCGCCGTAGCAATGCTCATCGGTGGGTTCGCACTCGCTGTCGCAGGTTTCATCGTACCGCCCACCGGACAAATACACGAATCCGTGTTAGGAATCTTCGCAGAATGTCTAATCTACGCAGGCTCAATCTTCGGTGTCACTATCTACATACAGACAAAGTACACTGAACTCCGATCCTACCTCGACAACAAACTCAAAGAGGAGGAACAGAAAAAGCCAAAGAACTGACTATGCGCAGCTACTAAGCTGCGCATACTACACTTAAATGAAATGTGTAAGCGCAATAAGAATCTAGTTCTTCACTAGTATTATAGCTCTGTAGTTTACTTTCCTCTGCCTTGTGACATGCCAAAAAGCATGCCCACTATCCAAAGTATTATTAACAATTCCATCATACGCTCGTAGTTTAAAGTTAATAGCCATATGCAAAGATAGTGCAAATCGAAGACAATACAAAATATGCTTGCATATTTTATTGTTGAGATGCCGCCTATCTTATTCAAAGATAGTACAAGTTGGGCAAATTTCAAAATGAAATAGTCATTTTTAGATGCCGCCCATCTGCACCCGATTTTCCACGGCATAGAGAGGCTTAAAAAGGCTTAGTTCGGCTTATAATTCAACATTGAACAATTCAAAATCGGCGTAGCCGACAATTCAAAATTCAAAATTATGCGCAGCATAAATTTTCTTATAATCCATTGCTCTGCCACGCCTGAAGGCAAGGACTTCACCACGGCTGACATCGACCGCTGGCACCGGCAGCGAGGCTTTGCCTCAATCGGATATCACTTCGTCATCTACCGCGATGGCTCTGTGCATCTTGGCAGACCGCTCACACAAGTGGGAGCGCACTGCCAAGGACACAACGCCAATTCCATAGGAATCTGCTATATCGGTGGGTTGACCACCGACGGCAAACACCCTAAGGACACTCGAACTGAGGAGCAGAAATCCGCATTGGTGGCACTTCTTCGTAAACTCAGAGTGCAGTTCCCCGATGCCAAAATACGAGGACACCGAGACTTCGCTGCCAAGGCGTGCCCATCATTCGATGCCACGGCAGAGTATGCCAACATCTAAAACAAACGATATGAAACAAATCCTTATTCTAATTCTTTGTGCATTTGTATTGTCATGCAAGAGCACAAAGACAGCATCATCATCCAATGAAAGTGAGCGAAACGCCGTTTCGCAAGCTCAATGGCGATCCGCTCAGAATCTTTCATTCAGTTCTCTACAGCGCCTTACCGCCCTTTCTTTTGATAGCTGCGTCGTCGTATTCGGGGGTGCGGACACGTCCGCAACCCCTCTGTACTCCTCCTTCAGCTATCCATCGGGCGATCCAAGCGCCTCCTTTAAGGCAAAGCCTTCCACTTCGCACGGCAACGCTACGGACTTTGTCCGTGGCGAGCCGTACTCAGCATCACACCACACACACGGCAAACCGTCTCCATCAGCTCAAGGAGCGTCTTCTCCCTACGTCCGCGGTCAACCGCAGACGCTCAAAATCTACGGACTACACCTTTCCCATAAGGAAAAGGAGAAGTCCGTAGCAGCCCAAGAACAAGAAGACACCTTCGCCCAGGCGAAGCAGTCTTCTTTTGACAAGTCCAATAGCAGTGAGAAGTCTAAGACCTCCGTTCTATTCACGGCAAAGCTCTGCATTGCCCTCCTTATCCTCGTAGTGGCGGTCGCCATCATAACCTACATCCGTCGCCACGGCTCCGGCAAACGTATCCACTTCGGTCGCAGACGCCCTCAGTCGTAGCTACAAGTTCAGTCACCGGCTCCATCATACTCTTATATGTTCAGTCGCTCACTCCTTCACCCAAACCCTATTCGGTCGCAAGCTCCCCAATACGTGGCTCCGGCTCCGGCGGTTCATTGTTCGATGGCGTGGACCAGCCATTGCATGGCTAAGTGAAATTGTGTGTGCGTTCATTCCGTTCCGTCAATTTGGTCTGCAGTTCCGAAAAGAGTATGCCACTTCCCTTATCCACGCCGCAACTCTTTTTCTCGGATGTGAGGAGGACACGTCTCCTTTGTCGACAAGTCCTCCATACATTCGAGAAAAGTGCGAGCACGCGAGTCACGGCATGGGGTAAGCAACACACACATTTCTCCACAGCTGCCCAAATTCCCTCCACTACATTCCACGCCACACAATTTCACGGCTGCGCCGGTCCTCGCCACCGAACAATGAACACGCCTGCGCCTCCGCGGATGATGCCGCATCACCCAGCCAAGCAACGCCTCTGGGCGAGCTTGGCTGACCTCCTCGTCATCATCCCCACGTCATTGCATTCCGTCCGCCGTCACCACATCAAAGATGTCATTTGGTTTTGGTACATCATAGATGTCTTGTTTATTTATTTATAAAGTCAAACAGTGCTCTGCACCCTTTGACTTTCAGAAGGTGCGGACACACGCTTCGTTACCCTCCGCATGAGTCCGTGAAGCTGCGCTCATTTGGGTTCTTGCAGTTGCACTCATATATTTATAAAGTCAAACAGTGCTCTGCACCCTTTGACTTTCAGAAGGTACGGACACACGCTCCGTTGCTCTCCGCATGAGTCCGTGAAGCTGCGCTCGGTTGTTTTCATTTCGCTCTGCTCAATCCTTCAGCCGAAAGGCAGCGGCTATCTACACTCCCGTAACCGTCCGTTCCGTATCCGCCCCCTTTCGTCTCTATTGAAGGTGCGAAAGGATGTGCGTTCCGTTCCTTTGCGTGTCCGTTCCGTGGTAGGCTTGACTCCATCCGCCAAGCCTGCACACTGCACTTCCACTTCATTACACTCCTCTCCACATCCATTCGCTTTTGGTAAGGCAGAGCCTTCCGTCCCTATAAGGCTGCGCCTTCATGCCTTGTAAAGCTCCGCTTTCTATATTCTTCAATGCGAGACAGCCGTCTTACCAATGGCAATCGAGATTGCTATAGGTAAGGCGGCACTCTCGCTTATTCAATAGGTACGGCAGAGGTGTGGGATAAAAGGTAATTCGTCCAATGTCGGCTGAAGACCGACAGACGAATTGCCTTTTGTCCCTCACCACAGCCCCATTACCGCCCGATGCTCGGGCGTGCTGTGGCGAGCTTTTTGCGCCTGTTTTCTGCCTGTAGTGTCCGCTTTCGTGCCTGTGCGGTGCGCTTTTTGCCTGTGTCGTCCGCTTTCGTGCCTTAATAATGTGGTGATGTCCGAGACCTTTGCTCTTTTTTCCGCTTGTGTGCCTTAAATGGCGTGGCGTGGCGGTTTGTGATGATGCCGAGACCTTCGCTCTTTTTTTCGCTTGCGTGCCTTAAATGGCGAGGCGTGGCGGTTTGAGGTGATGCCGAGACCTTCGCTCTTTTTTTCGCTTGCGTGCCTTAAATGGCGAGGCGTGGCGGTTTGAGGTGATGCCGAGACCTTCGCTCTTTTTTTCGCTTGCGTGTTTTTCTGCAAATTCAGCTTTTTGCGAAACTTGGCACTTTTTACGAATAAAAGCAACTTGTTTTTAACATATGTTTACATATTCCGCATTGATAGTGGCAAGGTGTCAGACAGGCGATGCAGGGCGGTCGGGGGCTCTTTATCAAGAGGGGTTAAGGGCACATCCCTTAACAACCTTGCAACGACTTGAAAATCAAGCGTTTGGTTTTACAAGCCGTTAAAAATGGTAGGATTTCTTCGGATTTCAGGTGCCTGAAACGCTCGTAAATCCTTTATTATCCGTCTTTTGAGAGCTATTTTAAGGTGCTTATTTTTGCACTTAAATTAACCCTCAAAAATGAAAGACGTATGTCATCAATAAATACCAATGCTACCGTAACGCTGACAGTGAACGGAAAACAGGCTGAAGATATGCTCGTAAAGCTCAAGGCGCAGGCTTCCAACCTCGAAAATGCAATAGAGAAAGCTGCAAAAGCAGGAAACAAGCAGCAGCTTACGAAGCTGAAGCGTGAGCTGAAGGAAACCAACAGACAAATATCACAGATTGAAAGTGCGGCGCAGGGTGTGGAGCACGCTCTGCAACGGCTCGACGAGGCATCACCGAAGGAACTGAACAGGGTACTTGTACAGCTGAAACGAAACCTCAATGGCTTGGAGCGTGGTTCAGAGGAGTGGAACAAGCAGTGCCAGGCTATCAAGCGTGTAAAGGCGGAGATTGCAAGCATCAACTCGCAGCTGCGAGAGAATGAAAGTTTGTGGGAACGCATGAACCGAAAACTCAACGACTGGCAGACGGCGCTGGCAGGCATCGCGGCTGCTATAACCGGCATCATCCTCGCCGGTCGGTCTGCGGTGAGTGCCTTCGCGGATATGGACCAGGAGATGGCGAATGTCCGCAAGTTTACCGGAATGAACGCTTCGGAGGTAGAGGATCTGAACGAGGAGTTCCAGAAGATAGACACCAGAACGGGGCGTGAGGAGTTGAATAAGTTGGCGCAGGAGGCGGGTCGATTGGGCAAAACATCGCAGGAGGATGTATTGGGATTTGTAAAAGCTGCCGACCAAATCAATGTGGCTTTGGACGACCTCGGTGATGGGGCTACGCTGACTCTTTCAAAATTGACAAACATCTTCGGTGACGAGCAACGACTCGGCACGGAGAAGGCTCTGCTTGCCGTGGGTTCCGTTATCAATGAGTTGTCACAGAACTGCACGGCTTCGGCTCCATATCTCGCAAACTTCACACAGCGCATGGCTGGCGTGGGTGCCCAGGCGAAGATGACTATCCCGGAAATCATGGGCTTCGCTGCGGTGCTGGATAGCCAGGGACAGGCGGTGGAGATGTCGGCTACAGCGGTGTCAAAGGTTATTATGGATATGTTCAAGGAGAACGACAAGATCATCAAGGCTACGGGGCTTAATGCGAAGGAGTTCAACGAAACGCTGAAGAAGAGTACTAACGAGGGACTTCTTATGTTGCTGGATCGTCTTCACGAACTCGGCAACATCGACGTACTGGCTCCAGTATTCAAGGATATGGGCGAGAACGGTGCTCGTGCTGCGCAGGTGATTTCGGCTCTTGCTGGCAACCTCGATATGGTGCGGTGGGAGCAGGAGGAAGCTACTAAGGCTTTTGCAGAGGGTACGTCTGTCACAAATGAGTTCAATGTGCAGAATACTACGGTGCAGGCAGGACTTGACAAGGCTCGCAAGGGCGTGACGGAGATGGCGGTGGCACTTGGTGAGCAGCTGCAGCCGATTATGAGCCATGTGCTTTCTTCCACTACGCTTTTGTTGAAGTTCATGTCCACTTCCATCACCTTCATCAAGGAGAACGCAGGTACACTCGCTACTCTTACTGCTGCTTTCATCGCTTACAAGATAGCGGTGAACGCCAGCAACATAGCGTTCAAGGCGCATTATGCGTGGCTTGTTATTTCCAAGGCTGCGACTACGGCATACAAGACTACGGTCGCCACATTGCACGCTGCACACCTGCTTCTTCAGATGGGGCTCGCCAAACTGCAGGGCAATTGGGTGCGACAGTCATGGCTGATGTCGGACCTCAAAAAGCAGGGTGCACTGCTCGCGTCCGGATATGGTGTGATAGCTGCCGGAGCCATCGCTCTCGGAGCGGTCTTGTATAAGCTATACAAGAAGATTACGGAGGTGTCGCAGGCGGAGAAGGACTTGCAGGAGATACGCAAGCGTGGGCAGGAAGGCATCATCGACGAGAAAAACAAGATTGATGCGCTTATTGCGGTGGCTCGCGATGAAACGCAGTCGCTGAAGGACAGACACACGGCGATTGACGAACTCAACAAGATCATTCCGGAATACAACGGACAGCTGGACGACACCACTGGCAAGTACAAGGAAAACAAGAAAGCGCTCGACGACTATATAAAATCGCTCATACGAAAGTACGAGATTGAGGGTGCCAAGGACAAGCTGAAGGAGATAGGGAAGGAGCGTGCAGAGCTGAAGATCGAGCAGAAGAAGCAGCAGAAGATAGTGGACGAGGATGTGAAAAAGTCCGAGAAAGACAAGTATCTTCCTTCTGCATACGGAGGCGTGGCGGTCGTTTCTGCGAACGGTCCAAGAGTCAGGCACAAATGGGCACTGGAGAAAACTAACGCAAAGCTCGCTGCACTCGATGAACGCGAAAAGGCTATAACCGACGTGTACGGCGACGACATCAAGAAGGATGCCGTGGAGGAGGTGAAGAAGCAACAGACCGATACGAAGCAGGACACGGACTTCAATCCTGGATCCAACGACAAGAAAACGAAGACCGAGGACGTGCTGAAGAAGGAGAAGGACTGGAAGACCAGGGAACAAGCTCTCAACCGTATCGCATACGCCAAAGGTGAGAAGGACTTCGAGGAGTACACGAACCGCATGACGGAGATTGATATGGAGTACAATCAGAAGGTCATGGCGAACAAAAAGGCGACCACTGAGCAGAAGATGGATGCCGAAGCATCATACTATGAGGCAAAGAAGAAACTCGCTGATGACAAGAACACGCAATCGGCGAAGCAGGAGAACGACTATTACAATGAGCTTGTTGCTACGGAGAAACAGCGGTACATTGATGGAAAGGTAGACCAAAAGACGTTTGATGATGCGCTTGAACTCATGGAGTTGGAGCATCTGCGTCGTTTGACGAAGGTCTACACGGACGGTTCTAAGGAACAGCTGCAAGCGCAGAAGAATTATAAGAATAAGCTCGTTGAAAACCAAAAGCGTAATCAGAAGACCGTTGAGGACAACGAGAAGAAGCATCAGAAAGAGCTTGCCAAAATCAAAGAGGAATACTTCGGGGATAACAATGCGGAGAAGAAGGAGAAGTATGATAAGGACTCTTCCGCTTTAGATGAAGTGTACGCCCAGGAGATAAAGGCTGCTGGCGACGATGCCGATGAGAAGCTGCGTATCGAGGAAGCGTATCAAAAGGCAAAGGTAGCACTGGCGAAGAAGTATGGCCAGGAGTACAACGACACAAGCAAGAACTTCCTTGAAAACATGACGGAGGACATCACGGAGTGGCTGAACTCGGACCTCGGACAGGCGGTGCAAGGCTCTTTTGACACGCTGACATCGGGCATGTCTTCAATATTTTCGGGCATGACTTCACTCATTCAGGCGGAACTGGAGATACAGACTGCTGCCATCGAGAAGCGGTATGACAAGGAGATATCGCAAGCGGAGGGCAACAACTACAAGGTGAAGAAGCTCGAGGAGCAGAAGCAGAAGGAGCTGGCAAAGAAAAAGAACGAGGCGAACAAAAAGATGTTTGCAATGCAGGTCATTCAAGCGGTGGCGCAGACGGCACAGAACGCCATCTCGGCGTATGGCTCGGCAGCGGCCATTCCGCTTGTGGGTTATATCCTGGCACCAGTGGCTGCTGCAATGGCGGTGGCTGCAGGAGCTATTCAGATTGCTACAATCAAAAAGCAGCAGCAAGCGAGTGAAAGCCAGGGCTATGCCAAGGGTGGCTTCACTCCGAAAGGAGGTAAATATGAGGAGGTGGGCGTGGTTCATGCCGGGGAATGGGTGGCTTCGCAGGAGATGCTTGCCAACCCGGTTGCGCGTCCCATCATCAACGCCCTGGACTATGCGCAGCGGACTAACACGATCGGATCCTTACGAGCCGATGATGTGAGCCGGACTATTGCGCCTGTTGCATATAGCACGCCACAACAGCAACAGCCTATCATCGTGCAGCAGCAGCCGGACGGACTGGCTACGGCTGCAATCGTGCAGAACACAAAGGCTATGCAGAGTTATGCTGATACGATGAAGCAGCTGCAACAGAGGTTGAACGAACCGTTTGTCACGGTGAACACGGTCACGGGGGACACTGGCATCAAGCAAGCGCAGGACGAGTATGACACACTAATCCGTAACAAGACACCAAAGAGTAGGAGAAAGTGAGTAACCTCTGGTTAATGGTGAGCCTCGCCAATTGTCATTACATACATAGCAATAAATAAGAATATTAGGAGCAAAATCCATGTGGCAAGCGATATGTATGATAAAGTGGCAAGTGTTCGTCTTGCAGACTTACCTTTCACATATCTACTTAAAATATACAGTACGACACTACTTGCAATAAGAAATATGAGCAAGTGTGGAAAATCGAAATTCCAATAGTCAATAAAGACAAGACTTGCAACAAAAAGTGTCAAACTTGCGAATATTATAATTAGTGTATGTTTCATTTTGCAAAAGTAATAAAAATGGAAATAATAATCAATGGCAAACAAGCTTTTTTGAAGAAGAACACTTCGTTTGACTTCATCTTCGAGAACCGTCTGTTTACGGGTAGCGACAGCTACACCTTGACAATTACGTTTCCACTAAAGGGATGCGCCCGAAATATAGCCATCTTCGGGCACATCCACAGAGCGGATGTTATCAAGTCGAAGGTGGTGTTTGACTGCGACATCCGTGACGGTGCTTTCCTGAAGTCTGGCTCCATCACAATAACAGAAATATCGGACGTAGAAGTAAAAACGCAATTCCTGGAGGGACGCAGTGAGCAGAACTTTGACGAGACATTTGACGATATCTATCTCAATGAAATGGATTTGGGATATCCTACCAAGCGCGATAATCTTATAGCAGCAGAAGCGTTCAAGCCATATCCAACGAACAACTGGGTGCCGTTGCCGTGGGTAAACAACTATTCCGGCAATCTGCAAAATGCTGTTACTACATCTGTCCATTTCATCACTGGCTTCGAGAATGTCAAAAGTACTCTTTCGTTCCAGCCATACTTATTGTATATCTTGAAGCGTATTTGTTCGCAATTGGGGTATGAGGCGAACTTTGCTGAACTGGAGCAATCGCAATATAAATATCTCTTGATTTGCAATACGCTTCCGGCTGCATGGGCTGCGTGGAACTTTGCCATTGCATTGCCTCATTGGACATTGAACGAGTTTTTTGAGCATCTTGAAAACTTCCTTTTCGGAGATTTTGATATCAACCATAAGGCTAAGCGCATCGAGTTTCATTTCTCTAATAGTCTGGCAAAATCGGCAGGAGAGGTAATCTTAAACAAGGTCTTGGACTCTTACACAACAGAGGTGTCGCAAGAAGATGAAAGCAAGTACATCGCTTCGGCTAACTTGAAATACGCTGATAATGATGCGCTTCTGTGGTCATATTACTCGTGCGACTGGTTTATAAGAGCCAACAAGTCAAAGGCCTTGGTCTATGATACATTTCGGGAATTGATTGACAAGGCAATGACGTTGAAGATTAGCGGTTATTACAAGTCTACGGGGCATAGCGGACATGGATACAGCGAGTCTTTCAGCCGTGGCTATCCAGTTGGAAGTGACGGAAACAGACTGTTTTATTGCAAGGAGATTGATACCTATTTTATAATGTACTGCTACAAATCAGAATTTGTCAGCAAGCATAATGGCATGAAGTGGTACAAGTATTATAACCGTCTGATGCCTGTAAATCAGTTCGGAGATTATTTTGTTGATAATGATGCAGACGATATTGAACTGAAAATCGTTCCTGCATGGATAGAGGGTACTGACGACAAGTATGGCAATTGTATGTTTCTCGACTGCGGAGAGTTGGGTAATAGAGAAACATGGACTATATCGGAAGACGGTACAGGCTCTTCTGGCTCTGCATCTTCTGGCATCTACATAGGACAAAGACCGAACAATGAAGGGCAATTATCATCGGTACGCTATCACGATGATGTCGACTATGATGCAGGAGACTTGGCACAAGGCACTGCAAGCTATGTGATTGGCAAAGGAGAAACCGAGAAGTCATCTGCATATTTTGATGTTATATATGTCGGCTTTTGGAGTGGACATTATCTTTTCGGCGGTAATCAGCCACATCCTATAATAGATAAGGTCGAGGTTACTGACTCGTTTGGGTATAACAGAACTCAATTCACCTTGCGATTGAAAGACGGCATAGCCAATTCTATGCGCTTGTCAATGCACAAGATTGATGGAAAGCAGAAGTTCCATTTCTCTTTCCTCTCTGACACAATACCTAATCCTCGTGCATTGTTCTACATACGTGGACAGAGGTATATATGCGAAAAAATAACTGCCACCTTCCATGAGTCGGGAAAGTCGCAGTTACTAAAGGGAATATTCTATCGTGTCTTAGCTGATTGAACGCTGCAAGGCTGTGGCATGGCGCTCGATGGTGGTGCGCAGCACCTTGGCATAAATCTGTGTGGTCTTGATGTCCTGGTGCCCAAGCATACGAGCCACATTCTCTATAGGAACATCGTGAGCCAATGCCATTGTAGCGAAGGAGTGGCGAGCCACGTGGAAAGTCAACTTCTGCCTGAAGTGCAGCTCCATCTGTATCACATGAAGGTAGTCGTTGGCTTTCTGGTTGCTAATCTTAGGCAGTTGGTAGTCGTACTTCTCAAGCACCTTCATCGCAGGAGAGAGGATAGGCGTGAAGAACTTCGTATCGGTCTTGATACGGCTACCATCGATGTAATACATCTTGCCTTCCTTCTTCGTCATGCTCTCGAAGTCGAAGGTCTGTGTGTCGCAGAACGACAGACCGGTGTAGGCAGCGAAGATAAACAAATCACGCACCCTGTCAAGTTTGCCCTCGAACTTGTAGCTGCGCATGAGCTTCAGTTCAAGTTCGGTGAGCGGTTCACGTTCACGGCACTTGCCTCGCTTCAACGTCACCACTTGATAAGGATCCTGTGGAATTTCGCCCATCTGATAAAGTTGGCGAACCCACTTGTGGATTTTCTTGTGGTAGCCGTAACACGTCACATCGGTACGTGTGCCATCATGCAGCCAGTTGTCAAAGGCGATGATGTTCTTCGGAGTCAAGTCGCCATAGGTGTTGAGTTTACCGAATGTGCGCACGGTTTCAATGGCACAAATCTTGTGCTTGCGTGTACCTTCGCGCAAATCTTCATTGGCGAGAGCTTCCTCCATAAAGTCGAGAAAGCTCTTTCCACTTTTCTCCGGCTCTTTTGGCTGCTCCTCCTTTACTTCCACCTTAGGCTTCTTGTCTTCGCCATTGAAGTGATACATGAAATTGTCGTAGGTTCGCTCTTCATCAAGAACGTCCATCGCAGCAATGATTTTCTTACACTTTGCTACCAGAGCTTGTGTTTCGGGCGAAGCTGCTGCTGCTTGCCAGTCGTCGGGTGAATACTTGCCAATCATAATGTATTTACGAGTGGCACGTCCAAGATAAACTTGCACTTCCAAAAATCCGTAACCCCTCTTCTCGGAGTTTTTTCTACGGTCGAAGACGACCTCAACCAATTCCTTCTTCATCGTTAAAGTAGGTTTTAGTACAGCGGACAAATAAGTGGAGAAGATGAGAATAATGGGAATTTAACAATTTTTAATTGGTAGTTTTACCAATCCCAGCTATTTAGTGGCAGAAAGTGTCACACGTTTTTAGAAAGTGTCACACATTTCAGAAAAGTGTCACACAAAGTGTCACACATTTATGTATCGTTGTGTCCCGTTATGTCATCATCAAAGCACCAGGTTCAAATCCGCTGCGTTAATTAGACATTAC